GACATAAATCATCAGATAGAACTATATAAGTCCAAGATGGATTCACAAGAAAAGTATATCAAAAATCTGGCATCTATTAATAAAGATATGATAGAACAGAAACATCAATCCATAGAAGACCACAAGTCTGAAATAAGTACACTCTTTGAAGATTCTAAGGTAGTAGGTAAAAATCTTACTGCATTAATATCTGCAGAAGAAAAGTCACAAACCATCTTTATGGATAGAATGTCCGATATTAAATCAGCTCAGAATGAAAATAACAATAAGATAAAAACATTAGTAAAAGATGCTAGATTCTTTGAGGACAATGATATATGTCCTACTTGTGAGCAAGAAATAGACGAAAGTATTAAGAATGAAAAACTTAGTGCTTTAAAGAAGAATGCTGCAGATGTACAAGGTAATATACAAACTATTCAAAAAGAAGTCTCTATTGCAGAACGTGAAGGCAATGAAATTAAGAATAAGTTAAATGAGCTCAGACAAAGACAGCAACGTATTAACTCAAACAATGATAAGATTTCAGTTATACAACGTGAAGTAGATAAAGTCCAAAAAGAAATAAATGGTCTATCAGGACAGACTGGCGATCTTAGAGGTGCTAAGAAAGAATTAGTCGGTCTTAGAAATTCCAAAGATGTATCGACAGAGAAGAAATTGCAGTATGTAGAAGAAAGAACATATAATGAAGTAATCGGCGAAATGTTAAAAGATACTGGAATCAAGACTAAAGTTATTAAACAATATCTACCAGTTATGAATAGGTTAATTAATAATTATCTACAAGTTCTGGACTTCTTTGTTGCATTCCATCTGGATGAAAACTTTAACGAAACAATCAGGTCAAGACATCGTGATTCATTAAAGTTTTCATCCAGATGGAATGCAACAAAGAAGTCAATTGACTTATCTCTCCTATTTACTTGGAGACAGATAGCTAAGATGAAGAATTCTGCCAGTACCAATCTATTGATTCTGGATGAAACTTTTGACTCCAGTCTGGATGTGGATGGTGTAGAGAATCTGACCAAAATACTAAGTACGCTAGATGATGATTCTAATGTCTTTATCATATCCCATAAGGGAGATATGTTAGAGAACAAGTTCCGATCCAAGATAGAGTTCTTCAAGCATAAGAATTTCAGTAAAATACGATAGATCAGCCATATTTATTCACGCCAGAGCGACATTAATGGTTGACAAATCTGCCACGCCGTAGTATAATATACCTATATTAAAGATAAGGAGTTAATATGAAACAAACCTCACTACTACCCAAACTACTGGCTAAAGAGAATGTTACTATTCAACATGGTAATTTTAAGACTGCCTGGTTTGACATCAAGAATCGTGTTCTTGGACTACCCCTGTGGGAAGATATGCATAAAGATGTATATGACTTGTTTGTTGGCCACGAAGTTGGTCATGCTCTAGAAACTCCATTTGAAGGTTGGCACGACAGCCCTGATAAATTAAAAGGTTGCCCTAGGTCTTATATCAACGTAGTCGAAGACGCAAGAATCGAAAGAAAAATTCAGGCAAGATACCCTGGATTGGTTGGTTCATTTAACAGAGGTTATAACCAATTACTTGATAGAGAATTCTTTGGAGACTTAACCAATATTGATTGGGATCAAGTTAAACTTATAGACAAGATTAATCTTAAAACAAAACTTGGTACTAAACTAGAAGTACCTTTCTCTGATGAAGAAAGAACATTCCTAGTCAGATCACTTAACACATCCACATTTGATGAGGTTCTGGACCTAGTTAGAGACATTCTAGCTTGGACTAAAGAGAACCAAGACGAATTGATGCAGAAACCTGAACCAAAAACCTTAGAGGATCAAAATAATGAGGAGCAAAATTCCGAAGAAAACGATACCCCAGGCCATGATGACGCAGAAGATTCGTCAGAAGACACAGAAGAAGCTTCAGGCGACGGCGGAGAATCAGAAGATACTGAATCAGAAGAAAAGACCGAAGAAGTCACAGTAAATGCAGTTGAACCTGAACACACTCAAGACGAACTGGATATATCTATCACGGACACTATTTTTAGAGAAAAAGAAAAGACCCTTACAATGGGTGATGATAAAGTCCAACCAGTATTTATCGGCGATGTCAATAAAGATGCAATAGATAAAGTAGTTATTAATTATGCTAAACTTAAAGAAGCTAGAGAATTACATGCAAAAGAATACGCATCAGATAGTAGTTATGGTTCATACTATTATGAAGACGAAAAGCCAGATTTCAAGACATACTTAAAGTCAGTTAAGAAAAATGTCCAAGTTGCTGTTAAAGAGTTTGAAATGAGAAAGGCAGCATATCAGTACACTAGAGCTACAACAGCCAAAACCGGTACTATTAATGTTAATAAACTTTGGTCTTATAAGACCAATGAGGATATCTTTTTAACAGCTACTAATCTAGCCAATGCTAAGAATCATGGAATGATGCTTCTAATTGATATGTCTGGATCAATGTCAGGTTCAATGAACCAGGTAATGGATCAGGTCATGCACTTGGTTATGTTTTGTAAAGCTACGAACATCCCGTTTGATGTTTATGGGTTTACTTCAACAAACAGGGACGTAAATTATGAGTGGCAAAAACAGAACCCAGGTGTAGTTGACTTAGATAATTTGTCAATGCCTAATATATGTTCATCGTCTCTTAATAAGAAAGATTTTATTGATTCTATGGAACACATGCACAAGAGAGCAACCATGAGGTCTTCATGGGGTGAATTATGTAGCTATGAGGAGTGGGGTTCAACACCTCTTAATCAGGCTCTCATGGTTTCACATCACCTTGTTAAGAAGTTCAAAGCTAGACACGGTATTGAGAAAATGAATTTTATCACCTTTACCGATGGTGATGCTAATAATATTTCTACTTACACTAGGAGTGATGCAGAGATTTGGCCTGATAGACACAATGCGGTTATTCAAGTAGATGGTACTATGATTAAGACCAAAACTGGTTCTAGGGTCGTAACTAAGTCACTTCTTGATAATCTATCCAAGAAGTACAATACAAATAATATTGGATTCTTTATGGCTGATGACAATCATCACTGGAGACAAAGACTTTGGATTCTGGCTAACTCATTAAATAAGCATTCAGAAGAATACAAAAAAGATGCGAACAAAGAATATAGACAAAATAAATGTGTTACAGTTGACAATGTTCTTGGTTACAATGAGTACTACTTAGTAAAAGGTGGTAAAAATCTGGAGACGCAAGAAGATGACTTTTCGGTTAAAGATGATGCGTCTAATGCAAATATCAGAACGGCATTTAAGAAGTTTGCCAAGAGTAAGAAACAGAACAAAGTATTGATGACTAAGTTCGGAAAGGCAGTAGCATAATGCAAATTAATTTGACAAAAGTGTTGACAAACGGCCAGAACCGTAGTATAATATACCTATATTAAATGATAAGGAGTTTTAATTATGAATGAAGTGAGAATATCAACCCAAAACATTGTCAAGAAATTGATCACAATGTACCCAGACCAGACACAATTCAGAAAGAATGTGATCGTGGATACTGCAAAATCTATGGGATACAGAAGTCCCGATTTTGTTCCCCTAATCCAAAAAGATGCCAGAGTAAAGATCGGCACTTATGACTTAACCACTGCTATAGAAGTAGTGAAACCAGAAATGAGTAATCAGGTAGTTAATACTATGGACCCAACCCCAGTCGCAGCAGCGCAGATGCAGTCAATTGTGAATGACGAAAAATCATATGCAAGAATTGATCCTACTTTTGTCCCATGGGGCGCGTATACAGACGTTGTTAAGATTGTGAAATCAGAGATGTTTTATCCAGTATATATATCTGGACTCTCTGGTAACGGAAAGACCTTTATGGTTGAACAAGCTGCAGCTAAACTCGGAAGAGAGTTTATCAGAGTGCAGATTAACCCAGAAACTGACGAGGATGATTTACTTGGTGGATTTAGACTTATTAACGGCGAGACTGTCTTTTCAAAAGGACCGGTACTTAAGGCAATGGAGAATGGTGCAATTTTACTTCTCGATGAAATTGATAGAGCTACAAATAAAATTATGTGTCTTCAAGGTATACTTGAAGGTAAACCTGTCCTCGTTAAGAAAACGGGTGAAACAATTACTCCTGCGTCTGGCTTCAATGTTATAGCGACAGCGAATACAAAAGGTAAAGGATCCGAAGACGGAAGATTCACAGCGGCGTCTATCATTGACGATGCTTTCTTAGAGAGATTCACAGTGGCTGTTGACCAACAGTTCCCTAGTATTTCGGTTGAGAAAAAGATCGTGATTAATCACATGAAAAAGTTTGACTTGGTTGACGATGGATTCGCAGAGAATCTGGTCGCCTGGGCTGATATTATCAGAAAGACTTTCTATGATGATGGTGTTGACGAAGTCATTTCAACCAGAAGGTTGTGCCACATCGTCCAAACCTTCTCCATCTTTAAAGATAAGATGAAGTCAATAGACCTATGTATTGCGAGATTTGACGATGACACTAAACTGGCTTTCCTTGACCTATACACGAAAGTGGATCAAGGGGTTACATTTGATGAGCCAACAATAGAGGAAACTAATGAAACCGATTTCTAAACCGGATTATAAATTTAACGAAGGGGCTCTTATTGAAGAGCTCCAAGCGTATATTGATTCAACCTACGGCGCTCACTATGGACAGGGTGGACTACAGTCTTCCGAAGTCATAGTAGACAGAGGGCATGGGATGGGATTCTTTTTAGGTAATGTAGACAAATATGTTGCACGATATGGAAAGAAAGGTAAGACCCCTGAGGAATTCCGAAAGGACCTTCAAAAAGTCTTACATTATGGATTGCTTGCTTTGTATGAACACGATCGCATGTATGATGAAAAATAACCCTTTACTTTTACCAGTAAATGTGTTATAATATAAACTATGAATAAAACAGGAGAAAATATGATTATTTCAGATGATACCCTCAAGGTATTACAAAACTTTGCTATGGTTAATCCTAACCTAGTACTTAAACCCGGCCAGAAGGTGAAAACAATTTCGGAGGCCAAGAATATCATGGCAATCGCTGAAATCACCGAGGACTTTCCATTGGAGTTTGGAGTCTATGACTTAAACGAATTCCTATCAGTCCATGGTCTTATTGAAAATGCCACATTGTCTTTTGATGATAAGTCACTTACCATGTCGAATGGTGACCAAAAAATCAAATACTATTTTGCAGAAACAGATATTCTAACTCAACCGACTAAGGATATTACAATGCCTGATGCGGAAGTTGGTATTAATCTAACTGAGAAAGTATTGGATCAGATTAAGAAAGCGGCATCTGTTCTTGGCCACATGGAGTTATCTCTAAGTGGTAATAATGGAGTTGTTACAGCAAGTGTCTTGGATGTTAAAGACTCTACTGCCAATACATTTGATATTGTGGTAGATAAAGACAATAACTGCAAAGAAACATTTAATTTCGTGGTTAATATCCCGAACTTAAAACTACTACCAGGTGATTATTATGTGTCAATCAGTTCTAAACTGATCTCAAACTGGCAAAATACTAATTATCCAGTAGAATATTTTATAGCTTTAGAGAGAACTAGTAGCTATGGTGTATAAATATAAGTACACAAACGAATCTCCCATTAAATATGATGGGGATAATATGGTAGTTGCCGGATTGGCCGGGACTATCTTAAATTAGTCTAACTTTGATCAAAGGAGAAATACAATGACTGAAGAAGTAAACGCAGTAGAAACTGCACAGGACGAGGCACCTCAACTGTCTCTACAAGACATCGCAACGATGGTACAGATTATTGATGTCTGTTCCAAGCGTGGTGGCTTTGAAGGACCAGAACTGGAAGCAGTTGGTTCATTGAGAAACCGAGTAGTAGCATTCTTGAATGCAGCTGCTCCTAAAGACGGTGAAGCACCAACAGGTGAAATGCCGGTCGAAGAAGTGGAAGAAGATTCAGTCGAATCTTAATCACACGGGGCCTTCGGGCCCCTCATTTTTTTTATTATGGAGTATATTATGAATACCAATGAAAGTAAAGCGCTACTTGAAGCGCTAAAAAAAGGAACTGTCACAGTAACTTTTAGAAAAATAGACACAGGGGAACTTAGAGTTATGCCCTGTACTCTCAATCCAGCAGTCCTGGAAGCAAACAACGTTGCAAATAAAGTCAATTATGAACCTCAAAACATGGAAGCTTTTCCTGTTTGGTCATTAGACAAAGATGCATGGCGTGCTTTTAGACTAGACACTGTTGAAGGTTGGGAGGTTCTTTGATGGATGATTTCTTATGGGTAGAGAAGTATCGCCCACAGACAATTAATGATACAATTTTACCAAACTCAATTAAGAAAACTTTTGGAGATATTGTTAGAGGAGGTGACCTACACAATATGCTTCTTACCGGCACGGCCGGAACTGGTAAAACTACAATCGCTAAGGCTCTGTGTAATGAGCTAGATCTTGACTTTCTGTTAATAAACGGATCGGAAGAATCTGGTATTGATACACTCCGAAATAAGATTAAGAAGTTTGCCTCGTCGGTCTCCTTACAAGGTGGCTATAAAGTAGTAATACTTGATGAGGCAGATTATCTTAATCCCCAATCAACGCAACCTGCATTACGTGGATTCATAGAAGAATTTAGTGCGAACTGTAGGTTTATATTGACGTGTAACTTTAAGAATCGTATTATCGAACCACTACACAGTAGATGTTCTGTAATCGAATTCAATATGTCAAAGAAAGATTCTGGAGTCCTATGTGGCGAAATGCTAAAGAGGATTCAATACATTTTAGATACAGAAGGTGTAACATATGATGTTCCTGTAATTGCAGAACTTATTATGAAACACATGCCAGATTGGCGCAGAGTGTTAAATGAATTACAAAGATATTCAGTTTCTGGTACTATTGATACAGGTATATTGGTTACCTTATCTGATGTATCGGTAAACGAACTAATGAAATCCCTACAGCGCAAAGACTTTAAGAAAATGCGCCAATGGGTAGCAGATAACATTGACACCGAACCAGCGGCTGTATTCCGTAAGATATATGACAATATGGCAGAGTTTGTAGACCCACAATCTATCCCTCAGCTAGTCCTTATCCTTGCAGATTACCAGTATAAAAATGCATTTGTGGCTGATCATGAGCTAAATATCGTGGCATGCTGCACTGAAATTATGGCTGGAGTCAAGTTTAAATGAACCCATTTGATTATGTAAATAGTATTAATATCACTAAGAAAGATATTATGCATGACGATATTTCTGAAAAGGCTTACGCGCCTTTTATGGTTAACAGGGCATTATCATACTTTAATGATACTGTTCTATATGCCAACGAGATGAATATTAACCACACTATAGATAATAAGCTTCAATATCATTTTCTTATAAATATAATTAAGAAGAAGAAAAGGTTCTCCAAGTGGCTAAAACCGCAGGAGGTTGAAAACCTAGAGCTCATTAAAGAATATTATGGATATAGTAATGAAAAGGCTAAATCTGTTATACGATTATTTAATGATGAACATATTGAAACATTGAAACAAAGGATTTATAAAGGTGGAAAACGAAAATATTGAAATCAAAAATTGGGTACCAGCTGATATGCTGGAAATCACCCTAAACGAACCGGATGACTTTCTAAAGATACGTGAGACTTTAACACGTATTGGAGTAGCATCTCGTAAAGATCAAAAACTGTACCAATCTTGTCACATACTCCATAAACAAGGTAGGTATTTTATCGTTCATTTTAAAGAACTGTTTTTGTTAGATGGTAAACCTTCTAACTTAATTGAGAATGACCTAGAACGTAGGAACACAATTGCTACTCTCTTAGCGGATTGGGGATTGGTAACAATCTTAAACCCCGCATTAGTGAAGAGTTTAGCCCCATTGCGTCAAATAAAGGTCATTCCATTCAAAGAGAAATCGCAATGGGAACTGTGTCCAAAATACAATATAGGAAACAGTAATGGAGAAAAGACTAAATAAAGCATGGAAAAAATTTCATAAATTTATGAAATCAGGCAGATTAAATAAAGTTTGTAATAAATGCTTAAACTAACAACGAAAGTTGTATAAATAAATGTGACTGCCGAATTATCGGGGTCACATTTTAACCTTGCTAAAAACAATAGGAGGAAGCTATGGTAAGAAATACTATGAACGTGCCGCGTTCGTTATTCATTGGGTTTGATCCCATACTAAATGAACTTGAGAGGATCCACTCAGCTGGAAAGTCCCAAGATAACTATCCACCCCACAATGTAGTGAAGATTGATGATGAAAATTTTGTCATTGAACTTGCAATTGCGGGCTTTTCGGAAGAAGATATTTCCGTAGAAGTTAAAGATGGTATTCTGATAGTAAAGGGCAATAAACATGATGAAAAACGAGAGTTTGCACATAAAGGTATCTCGTCCCGCAAATTTGAGAAGTCCTTCCGACTCTCTGAATTTGTTGTTATTGACGGTGCCAATCTAGTGAATGGTATACTCGTGGTGAATGCCAGAGTAGAAATTCCAGAAGAGAGGCGTCCTAGGAAGATCGAAATAGGGTCTGCTGGGGCATCAAAGAAGAAGGAATTTATCCAAGATTAATTCCGGTGAGCAGCGAAACTCGGTAGATAATTGTTTAATTACTACTGGAGAACAACATGAAACATATGATTCACTTAGTGAACAAATATGAAGACGTTGCCGAGGCCTTAAGAACTACTTTTTTTGCATTAACTGTTACTGGACTAATCTTAGGATTAGCACCTTTAATAATGTGGATGCAATTAAATAATTTTTAAGACCAAATTGACATAATCATGCGGGGGTAAGAAATTACCCCCAACCTTTTATGTACATATAAGTGTATACAAACTACACTTTTTCGTACATATAAATGCTAGAAATCCCTTTACTTTTACCCTAGGATGTGTTATAATATATACTATTAACAAGGTGACAAATTCGTTATGAAATTCTACACAAATGTAACTCGATATGGTAATATGTTACTCTATCGTGGCTATGAAAATGGCCAAAAGAAACAAGAAAAGATCAAATACAAACCAACTCTGTTTGTCAATACCCCCAAACCAACCCCTTGGAAATCCTTAGACGGAGTACCAGTTGCTCCTATTCAAATGGAATCTATGCGTGACGCCAAAGAGTGGATCGCTTCTAATAAACAAACAGCCGGTAGGTTAATATTCGGCAATGACCGATACATACCTGCTTATATTAATGACGAATTTCCAGGCATCATCGAGTGGGATAGAAACAAGATCAATGTAACATCATTTGATATCGAAGTTGCCTCTGATGACGGTTTCCCAGAACCAGATAAAGCAGATTACCCAGTAATATCAATTGCCATGAAAAATAATATTGACAATACATATTATGTTTGGGGTCTTAATGACTATGACGTGGAAAATTCTTTAATGAAAGATAACCGTGTGGTCTACAAAAAATGTGGTTCTGAGGCTGAATTACTATCAGACTTTATATTACACTGGTGTCTACCATCTAACTGCCCCGATGTTATTACAGGCTGGAACATCAGATTCTTTGATGTCCCCTACCTAGTAAACAGAACAATTAAAATTCTTGGCGATGACATGGCTAAAAGATTTTCGCCGTGGGGTCTTGTTGACCGATATGACGTTAAGATGATGGGTCGTGAACAGTGCACATATGACTTAAAAGGTATATCCACAATTGATTACCTAGAATTATTCCAAAAGTTTGGCTACTCTTATGGTACCCAAGAATCTTACAGACTCGATCACATTGCTAATGTAGTTCTTGGAGAAAAGAAACTATCTTATGCAGAACACGGTTCACTCCATACATTATACAAGTTTGACCATCAAAAGTTTATTGATTATAATATCAAAGACGTAGAGTTGGTTGATCGGCTAGAAGACAAGATGGGTCTTATTACTCTATGTCTTACAATGGCTTATCAAGGTGGCGTGAATTACAACGACACATTCGGAGTAACTTCGATATGGGAATCAATTATTCATAGATACCTATACGAGAACAAAGTCTGTATGCCGTTCTATGAGAACAAGGTAAAGACTAATTATCCTGGTGGTTATGTAAAAGATCCAGTGGTTGGTCTACACGAGAACGTAGTTTCGTTTGACCTTAACTCTCTGTATCCTTCTCTGATTATGCAATATAATATGTCGACAGAAACAATCGCTAATGGTGAAGTAATGAACCTAGACATAGAGAAACTGCTCCAAGGTTATACCTTTAAGAATCCTGGTAAGGCAATTGGCGGCAACGGGCAGATGTTTAGAACAGATAAGAAAGGCTTTATGCCTACTCTTGTAGATGGTATGTACAGCGAACGTGTTGGCATTAAGAAAGAAATGCTCTCGGCACAACGAGAGTTGCAAAAGGTAGATAAACATGATAAACAAAAACTTTATGATATTGAAAGGCGAATTAACATTGCCGAAAATCGGCAAATGGCTATTAAGATTCTTCTTAATTCTCTTTATGGTGCTATGGGCAACAAGTACTTCAGGTTCTTTGACCAACGTATCGCAGAGGCCATTACTCTGTCTGGACAACTTACAATTCGGTGGGCAGAGGTCGCCATTAATAAGTATCTCAACAAGGTGTTGTCTACCAAAGGTAAGGACTATGTCATTGCCATTGACACCGACAGTTTGTATGTTAGCCTAGATGATTTGGTTAAACTTGTTAACCCAGTCAATAAGATTGATTTCCTAGACAAGGTTGCAGAAGATAGACTAGAACCAGTACTTGCAGATGCCTATGTAGATTTATATAAGATGATGGGCGGAATCGAAGACAGAATGGTAATGAAAAGAGAAGTTATTGCTGATCGCGGCATCTGGACAGCAAAGAAAAGATATATTTTAAATGTGTTCGACAATGAAGGGGTTCGTTATGCAGAACCCAAACTTAAAATCATGGGTATTGAGGCTATCAAATCATCAACTCCAGAACCATGTCGAGATGCTCTTAAAGAAATCTTTAAAGTGATTATGTCCGGTGATGAAGTAAAGACCCAGATGGCCATTAAACAATTTAAACGGTATTTTAACTCACTAGATGCAGATAAAATTGCATTTCCCCGCGGAGTCTCTAATGTAACCGACTACCGAGATGCAGGTACAATCTATAGAAAAGGTACTCCTATTCATGTTCGTGCAGCTTTGTTACACAATAACCTGTTGGACCATTATAGTCTAAATAAGAAGTATGAACATATTAAAAATGGCGAGAAGATCAAGTTTATCTATCTTAAAGTACCCAACAGCTTGAAAGAAAATGTTATCGGATTTTCGCAGTATTTACCTGAAGAATTTAAACTCGCTAAATACATAGACTATGAATTACAATTTCAGAAAACATTCTTGGCCCCAATCGAGCCAATACTAAAATCAATCGGTTGGTCGTCAGAAGAACAATCATCTTTAGAAAGTTTTTTTGGCTAAACCCTTTACTTTTAAGACTAAATATGTTATAATAGACACATTAACAGGAGAAAAATATGCAATTAGTAAGATTATCATCCGGTGAAGAAATCATCGGCAACGTAGAAACAGTGGACGACAGTATTATAATTACTGACGGTTTCAGCCTTATTCCAGCTGGAGAAGGTAAGATAGGTTTTATGCCATTTATGGCGTACACCAAAGCAGCTGCAGGTATCACAATATCAAATCAATTTGTTTTGTTTATGGTTGAACCTAAAGATGAATTGGTCGACCAAATCAAATCTATGCAATCAGGCATTGTAGTACCGCCTAAACAAGGTATTATTACAGGGGCTTAATATGCAATCAAGATATCCTATTTACATTATATCTAAAGGTCGTGCAGATTCAAGACTGACAGTTAAATCTTTGGACGATATGGGTGCAATGTATAGGGTAGTTATTGAACAATCAGAGTATGATGATTATGCTGCAGTAATTAACCCTAACAGACTATTAGTACTACCCGAAGGTTTTAGAGAAAATCCAAGATGGGCAAGACCTTGCGATGTGACTGGTCTTATGGGTGGATCCATTCCAGTAAGAAACTGGGTATGGGAACATTCTATTAACGAAGGACACAAGCGACATTGGATTATGGATGATAACATTCATAACTTCTATAGGTTACATAACAATAGAAAGACCAAAATGACCACACCCGCATGTTTTAGAGTATGTGAAGACTTTACTGATAGGTATACAGATGTTAAAATGTCTGGTATGAACTATGCTTTCTTCTGTCCTGCATTTACTAAACGACCACCTTACTATCACAATACCAGAGTATATTCTTGTATTCTATTATCCAATGATGTATATGAAAGTGGAGAACTTTACTGGCGTGGTAAGTTCAATGAGGATACAGATCTGTCATTGAGAGTCATGAAAGGTGGATATCACACATACTTGTTTAATGCAATGTTATGTGGTAAAGTCGCAACATTGACAATGAAAGGTGGTAACACTAAAGAGATATATGGTATAGACCAAGCTGGAACTAAACATGACAGAGCTGGTGAGAACTATGACGACAGACGAGAGTTTGCAGAATCTCTACATGCCCAACATCCAGACGAAGTTAGGATTACACAAAAATGGGGCCGTTGGCACCATCACATAGATTATACTGTATTCCAAAACAAGAAACCTACCAAAAAACCGGACCTAAATATACCTAAAGGTACTAATAATTATGGAATGAAATTGGTAAAATTAAAATCAACAGCAGCATTAGATGAACAGGAGGAATTAAATGTCGAATAAAGATTTAAATAAAGCTATTAACTATGAACCACAAAGCCTATTTGTGTTAGATGGTAGCGAAGAAGAAACAACACCTTATGATTGGGACGATATGCCCGATTTTAACCAGCCACAGGCTGAAGCTCATAAGATGATTAAGATCCGTTTTAGAAATGAAGAGGATTATAGAGAGTTTGCAGAACTAATCGGGCAAAGAAATATGACCCATAGAACCAAAAGTATTTGGTATCCTGTTCTTGATAAGAAAGCTCATAGCCTTGAAAGATTTGTGCATGAAGACCAAATTGATGAAATGGAAATAGATGAAGTGATTGGTTAATATGGCCAAGATTATAATGTACTGGTCTAATATACCAGAAAAATCAGGTTATACTACCGTTGATGAATGGAGAAATAGTGAATTACAATTTTCTCCGCATCATGATTTAGTATTTAAATCGCACGAAAGATTAGGTAATGATGTAGAAATATGGACACATCAAAAAGTATCAGAATTTAATTATAGTGGTATTACAATAAAAGATGCTGGCGAAATTATGTCGCATGATATTTGTTTTGATGGTTTGTCATGGGGCCATTCAATTGCATTTATAGCAGATACCGTAAGAGTCAAGAGAGCAAGTGAAGTATTAGGTATTGTACTAGATATGGATTCTGTTTGTCTAAGACCATTTCCAGAATATGATAGTTGGTTCAGTACTATGCCAGCAAAAATTACTAGCAGTATGGCTCCTAAATGGGGACCAAAGAAACCACCAATGACAGTACATGATGGGTCGTGGGATGGTAAAGCTCTTACTGCATTTCCAATTAAAATTGGTTCTACAACACAAAAAGAAATGTCAGCCTTGGCCGATAGTATACACGAAAAATTTAAAACAAAGCCTAAAGGTGGATCCGATGAATGGAACTCTATTCTTTGGACAGTAAAGAAGATCGCTAATAATGATACAACTGCTAAAGTATTTGAACCAATCTATATGAGTCCGTTACCCGCATGGTTACCAGTTGGCAAATGTTATAGCCTTGAAAGTCCTACTAGATTAGATGGCGTAACAGAAATCTTTGGTTACCCATTGCCTTCGATTAAAGACATAATGAGCAAGTCGTTTATTGTCGCTCATTTCTTTGAGAGTGCATTTCAGAATGCCGACCAGATCGAGGCAGACAAATGGGATAGTATATCTGACGACAGTTTGCTAGCGAAAGAAATGGATCTAATAGGCTATAAGAGAAATAAACCCACATCCCTAGACGACTTTTTTTAAAATAACCCTTTACTTTTACACAAAAGTGTAGTATAATATACTTATTATGATATCAGGTACGCTATTTAAATCTCTCTATGAGACGGCAACTGTCAATAAAATTGACTTTGAGACTTTTGATCAGTTTGAAAAAGTACTGTATAAATTGTCAGATATCCCTAGAAAAGACAAGACATCAGCATATCTAATGTCTCCCGCATCTTATTTAGAAAATACCACAAGAAAAAATGATAATGTTACTAAATGGGGTAGCTGGTGCGCAGTAGACGTAGATGATTTTGTTGGTGAACTAAAAGAATTCCTAGAACAGAAATGCGGCAAGTATCACTTTGTCTGTTATTCTACGGCGTCATCTACTAAAGAAACCCCGAAATTCAGATTGGTATTCCCACTAACTCGTGAGGTAACCAGAGAAGAAATTAAACATTTCTGGTTTGCTTTAAATACAGAACTGGGCGAGATGGGTGATATTCAGACTAAAGATTTATCAAGAATGTATTATATTCCTGGCAAATATGTTAATGCAAATAATTTTATATTTACCAATGAAGGTAGTCATATAGACCCAGAAGTGTTAATGGATTCACATGAGTACATTGAAAAAGCTGGTAACACCTTCTTTGATAAATTACCAAAATCTATGCAAGATGCCCTAATTAATCATACAAAGAATTCTCTAACAAATACGGATGTCAAATGGAATTCATATCGTGACTGTCCATTCTTTCCAAAACAGTTAGAATCAGAATATAAAGTTATAAGTGGATCAGGTTGGTACTATAAGATGTATCAAATAATGGTCGCATTGGCAGGTAATGCTATAAAGGCTAAATACCCTATAACAAGTAAAGAAATTGCATGGATGTGCAGAGAGTTGGACATGGATACTGGTAACTGGTATGACAAACGTCCATTAGACAAAGAGGCTGATCGGGCCCTAGATTATGTAATGAGGAATCAATTATGACACAATATGATGAAGAAGTAAAAAGACAGAAACTGCGAGTAGAAGCAACAGAATGGGCCAAAGGTGTAAAGTGTTTACATGCGCATAGTTTTGATTCAATGGCATACGATGATCGGCCACAAGATACTGCTAAAGGCACTAAGAGTGTTATTGATTTAGAATTTAATTCTGGGATTATAGAACGCTGGCAAGATGAAAAATTAATTCATACTTTCGGTAAGAAATTAACTGATGATGAACTTATAGATATGTTTACAAGAAAATGATAAAAAGACTTTGGACAATTTGGAAATTTGCTATAGGCAGTTTTTCTGATGAACAAACCGCAGAGTTTGACACCCCAGTTGCAATCGCAAGAACCTTTATTGTAGGAATAAATGTGATATGTGCAATTTTAATTATGACTAATATTATAGTAGGATGGATAAATTGAAAAATATAACAGTAGTCGGATCTGGTTATGTGGGTATGGCTAATGCCACAATGCTCGCAAAATATAATAATGTAACAATACTTGATATTGATGCAGAAAGAGTTAAGAGTGTTAACAATAAAATCTCTACCATTGAGGATAAGTATATAGACGAATACTTATTAAATGAATCTCTTACACTAAACGCCACCTTGGACCAGAAAGTAGCATATACTGATGCAGAATGGGTAATTATCTGTACTCCTACAGACTATGACGAGACAAAGAATTACTTTAATACCGACAGTATTCAATCATGTATTAGAGATTGTATGCATTATAATCCTGATGCTCATATAGTAGTTAAATCCACAATACCGGTAGGTTTTATAACTTCAATGCAGGTCAAGTTTGGCAAATTTGATATAATGTTTTCTCCAGAATTTTTAAGAGAAGGTAGTGCATTACGTGATTGCTTGAGACCTGAAAGAATTGTTATAGGTGATAAAAGTCCAGTAGCTAAGAAATTCGCCAAAATTATACAACAAGCTATTGTACCCGAATTTCCACAGGCCCCAGTATATTATACAGGTAAGAAAGAAGCGGAATCAATTAAACTATTCGCTAATACATATCTTGCAATGAGAGTAGCATTCTTTAATGAATTGGATATGTATGCAGAATCCCTTGAATTAAATACAGAAGAAATAATCAAGGGTGTAACCTCAGACGCAAGAATTGGTAAAGGGTATTCTAACCCATCGTTTGGATATGGTGGTTATTGTTTCCCTAAAGATACTAAACAGCTATTGGCTAACTTTCGTAAACAGAGAATACCAAATAAGATAATCCAAAGCATTGTATATGCTAATGAGAATAGAAAAGATTGGATAACAAATAAGATTCTACAATGTGATGCGGTATCAGTAGTAGGAATACATAGACTAGTAATGAAGTCCGGATCTGATAACTTCCGTTCTTCAGCAATACAAGGTATTATACAAAGATTAACAAATAATAATATCAAGGTAATTATATATGAACCGCAACTTACAGATTCGGAGTTTATGGGTTGTATAGTCGAAACGGACCATAAGAAATTTAAAAAATTAGCTGATCTTATTGTAACCAATAGATTGGATGATACACTCAAAGATGTTATAGACAAAACTTACACAAGGGATATATTTAATGACAATTAATAACCAAGAAATTTTTGAATTACACTACTTAATTAGTAAAGTAGAGCAATGGCATGAAGATCGCAATCTTCTTAAAGGAGCTACTGATAAAGATCAAGTATTGAAACTAATACAAGAAGTCGGAGAACTTTCTGATAATGTATGTAAGGGCCAAGATATCCGTGATGATATAGGAGATATTATGGTGGTCTTAATTAATATCATGGCACGTAACGAATTAACTCTGGAGGAGTGTTTATCAGTGGCGTATGATGATATAAAAGACCGAAAAGGTAAAATGGTTGATGGTATATTTATTAAAGACGAAGGGTTGACAAACACTCATTAATGTGTTATAATAGGTTATATTATGAATAAAAAAATATTAGTAACAGGCGGCGCAGGATTTATCGGTTCTGCTTTATGTCATAAGTTAGAAAATCTAGGACATTCGGTCACTAGTTTAGATAACTATTCAAATGGGTCATCAGATAATCATCACCCTGGCGTAGAATATGTAACAGGGTGTACAAACCAAATATCCATGTATTTTCATGATGATGCAAAGTTTGATTATATCTTCCATTTAGGAGAATATGCTAGAGTAGAGCAATCATTCAATGATTATGCTGAAGTAATGGATTATAACTACCATTCGTTTCCTAAGATGTTAGAATTTGCTAAGAAGTCCGGTGCTAAGTTTATTTACTCTGGTTCATCTACTAAATTTTCGGTTGGAGAAGTTGGTAAGATGATGAGTCCATATGCATATACTAAAGCACAAAATACTGAATTATTAACAGCATATGCTGAATGGAATGATATGCCATATGCAATAGTATACTTCTATAATGTATACGGAGAAGGTGAAGTTGCAGATGGTAAGTATTCTACGGTAATTGCTAAGTTTATTAAAATGGTTCAGAACCAAGCGACATCATTACCTATTACAAGCCCTGGAACACAAAAAAGAAACTTTACGCACATTGATGATACTGTTGATGGTTTAATTAAAGTAATGGAATTTGGTACTGGAGATAATTTTGGTATCGGTAATGATAAATCATATTCTTTATTAGAACTAGCAGAAATATTAGGGGTTAAACCTGATATGCAACCAGAGAAACCAGGTAATAGAATGTCCGGAGAAGTTCGCAATCAAATGTTGAAAGCTCTAGGCTGGAAACCTAAGACAGATTTAAAAGATTACATTAAGGATAGATTATGAAAAGTATGATATATGATTTCGAGACACTGGGGACAGAATTTGAGAATTCTGCCGTAGTCTCTTTAGCGGCCCTAGTATTTGATTCAAGTCAATTCATTGCACCAGGTTACACATACGAAGAACTATTAAATAATGTTAAGACTGTTAAGTTTGATGTTGCTGATCAGGTCCGTAATTACAATAAAAAGATTGATCCCGATACACTAAAGTGGTGGGGAGAACTAGACCCAGAAGCACAAAAACAACTTAAACCATCACCTGATGATATGTCAATTACTAATTTACAATCTTGGATCACATCAATAGCAGATCCTGAAGACATAGAACGAGTATACACAAGAGGTAATACATTCGACCCTATGTTCTTACATTCAATTATAGGTAGAGACCCATACCCACACTGGAAACTGCGTGACACTAGATCAGTTATTGAAGGTATGACACTTTTTAATACTTCTATTAAGAATGGGTTTATGGTACCTGGTTTAGAAGATAAATTTATACCCCATGATGCAAAACACGATGTTGCCATGGATGTAATGAGAATGCAATTTTTAATGAGAGAAATGTTATGAGATATTTGATGATAGCCGCGTTACTATTAACCACACCTACACATTCGGTCGCATCAGATGAAAATGGCGAAAGATTCTGCTTGGCCAAGAATATATATTTTGAAGCAGGTAACCAACCTCTGGCTGGTAAGATCGCTGTATCCCAGGTGGTATTTAATAGAGTACATTCCTCAGCTTATCCAGATACAATATGTGACGTAGTATATCAAGCTAAATGGATTGAGAACTGGAAAGGAACTGTTGTTCCAGTTAGACATATGTGCCAATTCTCTTGGTTCTGCGATGGTAAATCAGATATACCTGAAGATAGCGATACTTGGATGATGTCACTCATGATTGCAGATGAATTATTAAATGGTGCTTGGCACGATATAACCGAAGGGTCTACACATTATCATAATGATACAGTATATCCATACTGGGCAGATTCACTTAATGAAACTGTAATAATTAATAATCACATCTTTTATAAATAATAGGAAGAACAATGAGACGAGAACAGACTAACCACTACGAAACCGAATGCACATTAGAATGCACAGACAATGGTAGAAAAGTATCTGCGGATGTTGACCAGTTTAAAGAAAAAGAATCAATAACGGTTCTTATAGAAGGTAAAGTTCGTGTACATTTAAAGTACACAAAATTCAAAGAATATGTGGGTTCAATGTCGGGCCTCGAATTCGTAACCAAAGGGCCTAAATTCTTAGGTTCATCTTATAGGTAAAATATGAAAGTAGGTATTACTTGTTCCACATTTGATTTGTTACACTCAGGTCATGTGGCAATGCTAAGAGAAGCAAAAACTGCATGTGATTATTTAATCTGTGCATTACAGAATGACCCGTCGGTCGATCGGCCAAATAAGAATCAACCAGTTCAAAATATAGTTGAGAGGCAAGCACAACTTGCCGCTATCAGATATGTGGATGAAATTCTTGTATACAATACCGAAGACGAACTAAGGGACATTCTAAGTATGTATCAGATAGATGTTAAGATTATGGGCGAAGAATACAGGGATATAGACTTTACTGGTAAAGATATTTGCCAGAAACGTGGAATTGAATTCTATTTTAACAAACGTGATCACAGATTTTCTACATCAGACTTACGCAAAAGAGTCGAAGAAAACTCTTTACAAATAGGGAAAAGTGTAGTATAATATACCTATTAATAAATAACTGGAACTTATATTATGAATGAATTGATTAAAAATAAAACTGATTGGCTTCCTATCTCATGGATTCCAAGTACCAACTCAACCGAATGGCGCAAATTTGTAAAAGAAAATGGCGTTGATGGGGCCGTCCGAGGATGTTACCAAGTAGCTCTTGTCAAAGATATTGAAGCTATTGGAGACAACTTAGTGCATAAAGCAATAGGATATAATGGAAAAGCTAAAGATGTAATCGGCCGAACTGGTGGTATTAGAGCGCCAAAAGGTAGACATGGTGCAAGAGTATATATTGACAAATATAACTTGGATAGAGCCAAAGATGTAGTTATTAGATATCTGATAGTTGATGATGTTGAAAATAAAGAACTGGAACTAGAGCGTCTTATACACACTGCACACCAAGAGAAGTTTGGATGGGATTTTGCGTGGAGAGAAGCTAGTGGCGGTATAGATGGTAAGTATGATAAAATTCTAGCAGAAGTTGAATATCTAACATCTAAACAGATGATTGGTATTATCGGAGAGATAATGCAATTATCCAAACAGAAAGCTTTACAAGAACATGAAGAAAAGCTAATAAACACTTTACAATCAGAGTAAAATGTGTTATAATATATACTTAATAAACCGGAGAACATATGCCAAGTATTGATTTACGTCCTAAAAAGAATAGAAATCCAAAGGACAAAAGACCACCTAGGGAGATGCCATTTGATGTGGCACTCAGAAAATTTAAGAAAGCTGTAGAACGAGCTGGAACCTTACAGAAAGTAAGAGAAAAGGAGTTCTATGAAAAGCCTACTGCTAAGAGAAAGCGTAAGAAAGCAGAGGCCAAGGCCAGGTGGCGTAAACAAGAACGCTCAATGCAATTAGGACCAGATAGGTCTAGGAGAATAAGATAATGTCATTAATGGACAAAATAAAAAAGAATTCTAAAATTAAAACCACTGCGGTTTTAAATAAATCGATATTCTTTACAGAAAAAGACCAAGTTGCTACATCCGTACCTATGGTAAATGTCGCGCTATCGGGCGATATGGATGGTGGACTTACATCAGGACTTACAGTTTTGGCTGGTCCAAGTAAACATTTTAAAACATCATTTGCCTTACTTATGGCGGGAGCATACTTAAAAGAACATGAAGACGCAGTAATGCTATTCTATGATTCTGAGTTTGGTTCACCCCAATCATATTTTGAATCTTTTGGTATTGATACCAGTAGGGTTCTACATACACCTATCACTGACGTAGAACAATTAAAGTTCGATTTAGTAGGTCAGCTAGATAACCTTGAAAGAGGTGATAAAGTTATTATTGTAATAGATTCTATTGGCAACCTTGCAAGTAAGAAGGAGCTAGAAGACGCTATTAACGAGAAAGGTGTAGCTGATATGTCAAGAGCGAAAGCATTGAAAGGCTTATTCAGAATGGTAACACCTTACCTGAAGATGAAGAATATCCCTTTACTTGCTGTTAATCATACTTATCAAGAGATTGGATTATTCCCTAAAGCTATTGTATCAGGCGGAACTGGTATATATTACTCAGCGGATAATATCTGGATTATTGGTCGTCAACAACAGAAACAAGGCACAGAAATTAAAGGATATAACTTTGTAATCAATGTTGAGAAGTCAAGGTTCGTTAAAGAAAAGTCCAAGATTCCAGTAAGTGTTACATGGGACGGCGGTATTTCAGAATACGGCGGATTACTTGATGTAGCCATGGCTGGCGGATATGTAGTAAAACCTACAATGGGTTGGTACGCAAGAGTTGATCATGCTACTGGAGAGATTGTAGAACCCAAGGTGCGCGAGAAGAATACACAAAGTAAAGAATTTTGGGATCCTATTTTAAATGAAACTGACTTTAAGAAGTTTGTTAAAGCACATTATCAAATCGGCCATAAACCAATGCTCGATGTTGAAATTAACATTGAGGAAGAATAATGCAGCAACCAAATCTATTTAGAAGATTCACAATGTGGATTGTTGATAGTTGGCGTGCTGTAATGGATATAAGATATAATCCGTTAAAGTATGTTCCAGATCCAAGTTTACAAGCATATTTTATGTTAGTATTATTTGTTATGTGGAGTGCCTTCTTTGGTATGATTGCAGTATTTTATATGGGTATTATTGACTATAGTATAGTGACAAGTATATTTGTGCACATGGCCATACTAATACCTATTATAATTACTAATGCAATCTTTGTAGACGCCGAACGTGACGGCCATGGTTGGGTACAAGAATGGAGAAATGAGCAATCTAAATATAAACTATTCCTAAGTAGAACAAATAAAGGTGTTAGAATACTTTGGAATTTGGATAAGGAGGCATAATGCAGCATTATATAGACGAATCAGATTATACATTTGTAGAGAATGATTCAGAAGAATTTTGGGGTATAAAACTAAGAAATGGTTCCCCTTACGCAGGTGTCATAGTAGTATATGGTACAGTTTCTATTAAAGAATCCGAAGAACTTGATATTGCAACTCTTTCTTTCTCTTATAATGTCCAAGATGCAGGACAGTATAATATAGACGAGTTAGAAAAATCCGAAGAGTTTAAAAACTATTTAGGCGATTTGTTGCAAAGTATAATTAATGATAATGTAAAGGAAAAGAATGGACATAACAAATCAATTACCAACTCATATACTGAATCACCTTCTTAATAATGAGGATTATTGTAGACGGGTAATTCCATACCTACAGAAAGAGTATTTTGAGGGGACACATAAGACAGTCTTTGATCTTATTGTCAAGTTTGTTGCTAAACACAATAAATTACCTAGTGGTAGAATTCTCGACCTAGAATTAAGAAAGATTCAAGCCCCCGATGATATACTAAACAATGCTGCTAAATTAATCAATGAGATAAAAGAAAAATCAGACGTTGATACAGATTACTTAATTATAGAATCAGAGAAATGGTGCCGAGATCGCGCAGTATACAATGCCATTATGAATTCAATTCAGATTATTGATGGTAAAGATTCAGAAAAGACTGAAGGTGCTATACCAGAGATTCTATCTGAGGCCCTTGGAGTTTCATTCGACCAGGCTATCGGTCATGATTACATAGATAATTCAGAAGACAGATATGAATTCTATAATAGAACAGAAGAAAGAATACCATTTGACTTGGACTATTTTAATAAGATTACAAAAGGTGGGTTACCCAATAAAACACTCAACATTTGTCTAGCAGGTACAGGTGTGGGTAAATCTTTATTTATGTGTCATTGTGCAGCATCTGTGCTAGAACAAGGTAAGAATGTTCTATATATTACCATGGAAATGGCAGAAGAAAGAATAGCAGAACGTATAGATGCCAATCTTATGGACTTACCAATCCAGCAATTAGAAAATCTACCCAAGAATGTATTTGATACTAAGATACAAAAGATAGCACAAGCATCAATAGGTAAATTAATTATTAAAGAATATCCAACAGGATCTGCTCATACTGGTCATTTTCGTGCATTACTTAATGAACTGAAATTAAAAAAGAACTTTAGTCCGGATATGATTTATATTGATTATTTAAATATTTGTGCATCAAGCCGTATGAAAGGTATGGGCGGAAGTATAAATAGTTACACCTACATTAAGGCCATAGCAGAAGAAATGCGTGGTCTTGCTGTAGAGTTTAATGTACCGATAGTTTCGGCGACACAGACCACTAGGTCAGGATTCAGTAATACTGATGTCGGACTAGAGGATACATCGGAATCATTTGGATTACCGGCAACGGCTGATCTTATGTTTGCTCTTATATCTACAGAGGAACTAGAAGAATTAGGCCAATTAATGGTAAAACAATTGAAAAACCGATATAATGATCCAACGACATACAAGAGATTTGTTATTGGTGTGGATCGTTCCCGCATGAAATTATATGATGTAGAGGAATCTGCCCAAACCGATCTTATAGGTGACGGCAGTTCTATCCCCGATAAACCAATTGCAACGTGGGGAGATAGAGAAAATAAAGACACGTTTGCAGATTTTAATATATAGGAGAAATATATGAATATGTTACTTAACGCAAAAGATTGGGTCATGGACCGAGTAGGAGAAAGAACATCTATTGATGGACTTGGACTAATCGTAGCCTGTGGTTCAGTTATTTTATTTGGTGGCCTTGCAAAACTACTCGCATGGGTAGGTTTAGCTTGGGGCATTTACACATTGGTGAAGAAAGAAGGCTAAATAGTTAATGTTTAAGGTGAAACTTATATCATATAGTCAACCACCTGCAGATAGTGAACTATCAGAGGACCTACTGCAGATGGTTGCATATTGCGCCAGAGTCTCTAACCCTGGCAATCAAAGCAATGAAAAAACAGCTGAGAAGCTTGTAAAATATCTAATCAAACATAAGCACTGGTCACCGTTAGAAATGGTCAGTGCTTGCCTAGAAATAGAAACCACCAGGGATATAGGTAGACAGATTCTACGCCACCGGTCTTTTTCTTTCCAAGAATTTTCACAAAGGTATGCAGATCCTACACAGGATATGGAGTTTATTACCCGTGAGGCTCGCTTACAGGATACAAAGAATAGACAGAATAGCATAGAAATTCCTATGGAAGATTCTATTAATTATGTATGGGAGTCCTATCAAGAAGTTGTTATCGAAAGATGTAAGAAAGCATATGAATGGGCGGTACAGGCAGGAATTGCAAAAGAACAAGCAAGGGCCGTATTACCTGAAGGACTTACAATGTCCCGTATGTATGTTAATGGTACTCTTCGTTCGTGGATTCATTATATTCAACTTCGTGCCGAGAATGGCACTCAGAAGGAGCACATAGAAATTGCAAAAGCAGTGGGCGATATTATATATCAAATATTCCCACTAGATGACGTAATTTAAATACAGTTTAAGCGCCCGTAGCTCAATAGGATAGAGCAACGGCCTTCTAAGCCGTAGGTTAGAGGTTCGATTCCTCTCGGGTGCGCCAACCAATACAATAAGAGGAAAGAAAAATGCAATACTGTGACTATCACTTTGAAATAAATGAGAATGGATTGAAATTAACAGATAAAGGATCGCCTGATAAATGGGAACAGGTAGATATAAATAAAACCCCACTTAATGTTGGAGATAGATTTATTTTAACTCAAGATCCAGATGGCTGTATGTTTTTTGAGAAAGAACAAGTACCTGTCCAACTAGGACTATTTGATGAATAATATTAATATACTTGAGCTAGAAGCTGCTATAATGCAGGCATGGACGACAACTGATGATATTGATTTGATATATCACAATACTGATAATTTAAAATTAGATGCTAAAGAATGTGATGAATTACAAAATCAATTACTTGGTTTGCGGAACATAACAGAATTACGTTTCCAAAAGGTGTTTAACATTTTTGAAAAATTAATTAAAAATAAATGAAAAAAAGTGTTGACAAATGGTCTCAGCCGTAGTATAATATACCTATATTAAATGATAAGGAGTTATAATATGAAAGAATATATGGATGAATTAATCACCAAGACCAACGAACTACTACAGACTATGCAAGATCAACTTCATGGTCAGTTTGAACATGCTCGTGGAGATGTATACAGCTTTGAAGTGGGTAGAAATTACTTAAAACTACTAAGGACTCAGGAGAATGGCTCTGCCTCGGTTGTAGGTTTTATTGTCAAGAAAGCGCCAAAGTATATTGATAACAAGACCAATCAACCTTTTCAAGTTGGTGATATGTTAATGGCTGCAGGTTGGAGTAAACCTGCCACGAACTTTGCAAGAGGTAATGTGTTAACTGGTTATAGTAATGTCAGATGGACGGGGATTGGTTAAGATGAAAACAAAAGAATTAATAAATACACTTGTCGAGCTGACTATTTCAGAGGACTATGTAAGAAGTGAAGTCGGAGCACCAACACTAGAAGAAGAACAGCTGTGTTGTTGCGGTGAAGAATTAGAATCCTGTCCAGATTCCTACGTCCATATGACGTCAGGAGTCTAAGGCAGTCGTCACCTATCGGACGAAATAAAGCGGTAGGGGGTAGTGTCCGAACACTCACGCGGAAATGAAGAAGTCCGTGCAATGGGGGAGAGTCCGGGGTCAGGTTGGTAACCTGTAACCCTCCAAATAACCTAAACATGGAAAGGCCCCGGACTCAACTTATTTTATGGAGTTATTATGAATAATTATCTAGGTTCTCTGCGTTATGATCCGTCCGGCAGAAAAAGAAAAAATGTGCCCGGTCTTAAAAAGAAACGTAAACTCAAACCACAGTTCACTGAATTTAAACCAGAAAAAAGTTTCGCGCAGATTAAAATGGAAGAATTCAATGCAAAATATCCCTCATATAAAGGTGATAGTAAGTATGAACCAGCTGAAGACCAGTCATGGAAAACAGAAGCATCTAAGAATTTTACTGTTGCTCCTGCATACAATAAAGGTGCTTATCAAGTAATACCATCAACTGATGTAAAACACATAGGAAAATAAAATGGCATTTAAAGTAACCGCAAAGGAAAAAAACACAAATAAACTTGTTGCAGAATATATCTTTGACTCACTAAAAGAAGCTACTAAATTTCATGCAGCTATGGTGGGTAAAGGATACTTTACAGTTCTTTCAAGGATGGAAGTATAATGGAAATAATTATAATAGTTGCTATATGCATAGCCGGTGTTGGTTATACATCATATAAAATTGGAATTAGAGAAGGCGCAGAAAAGATGCTGGATAAATTGCAAGAAGGAAAGATTATATTTATTGATGATTCCGGTCAGATTACCCCAAGGTTTACAAAATAGTAAATTTGGGTTTTAAACCTTTATAAATAGATATACTAATGCACAGTATTTATAGAGGTTACGAATGCAACTATTACCAATTAATGTAGAAAGTAGATCAGATTCTATACGGATGCTTAATGAAGTCCGTGCACTAAAGAAACTCGGTTCTGCTTTTACTAGAAAAATAAAAGCTGTTTGGTCTACACTTAAACGAGCTATTGTCAAAGTCTTCAAAACAAAAGTTAAGAAAGCGAAACTATTTGATACGGTTGAAATTACAATACCGGGTCAAATTAAGGAAGATATTATGAACGATATGAAAGTGTTAAAGGAAGAATCAGGCGCGATCGGAGCAATCAAAGGAAACTATAACGAAGCATTAGTATGTCAATTCCTCTTTGACCATCGAGGCGAAGAAGTTGATATATCATCTAATTATGAAAAATACCGTTCTGGTATAGCAAAGACAGTAAACGATTGGGATAAGAAATTAAAAGCTGCCGATGCAAAGACATATTCTAAAAATATAGGAATTATTAGAAAGGGTAGTGCCGATATGGCCAACTATCTTATCTCTGCTGCAGTGAGCGAAAAGGCTACTATTGTTGGCGCATATTTAGATAATCTCGCATTCCAAGACGGAATTGATTTTAAAGCGGATATTAGAATTGCTGTTATGAAAGAAGGCAAAGAAATCCTTGATGGATACTCTCTTAAACTATATTCTAATAAGACAGTAGGTCTTGCAAATACTACATCAAGAGGCCTTTGCGGACACCTTGCTGGCCCTAAAGCAGAAGCAGAGTATGATAAGGTAGTAGCAAAAGACAGTAAGTTAGAGGAGTTAATTACAGAAGCTAAAAAGTGGAATGCAATTAAACAAGACTTAAAGAAACACCTCAAAGGTGATGCAGCTGCTACGAATAGACTTAAAACTCTAAGAGGGTTGTCTGATTCCGAGATAGAAAATTTAAAATTAAGTGAAGTAGATGCAGAAAGAAAAGCTGCTAGAAAACCTATTAATCCTAGATTGGCCCAAATAGTATATGGTATTATAAAAGAATATGAAGGTACTGATGTATTAGGTGAAAGAGTGCTTGATATTCTAGGGTTTAATGATAAAGAAACTAAGATGTTAATGGCTATTACTACTGAAAAGAAAAGTCAAATTATAGCACATCACCCTGACTTGGATTTAAGTAAAATTAAAATAGAAGATCCTAAAGGCAGAGTATCAATTAATATTCTGGGACCAACAGGTAAAAGAATAGTATCATTTAATATGAAAGAAGGCGAACAGAAGAAAGTTAGTGGATCCGTTTCTTTTGCAGGAATTGAACCAGAGGAGTATGACGACTACTTATGAAGACATTAAATAGTTATCTATATGAGGCCGCTGGCAAAAACACACACATGACTCACATTGAAGATTTGATTCTTGATGGTGGAGTTAAGGGGGCACGCCAAGCAATATTAGCGCTAAGAAGTTTGCGTGATATGTTAAGTGGTAATTCTAAAAAGTCTGTAGATATTACCGTTAAATGGGACGGTGCCCCCGCCGTATTTGCGGGTGAAGATCCAAGAGATGGTTCATTCTTTGTTGCTAAGAAAGGTATCTTTAATGCCAATCCAAAGATTTATAAGTCACATGAAGATATTAAAGCAGATACTTCTGGCGATCTCACTAAGAAATTAATACTAGCATTCGATGAATTACAGAAGTTAGGTATTAAGGGAGTTATTCAAGGTGACTTCATGTTCGATAATTCTGATTTAAAAAAGGAGACAATTAATGGAAAGTCTTTTCTTGTTTTTCATCCTAATACCATTGCTTACACTGTCCCTGCTGACTCTGCACTTGCTAAAGAAATTAGAGCGGCTAAGATAGGTATTGTATGGCATACTATTTACAATGGTTCTACATTTGAAACTATGCAAGCTGAGTTTGGTAGAGAGATAGTACCAAAGTTAAAGAAAACAAAGAGTGTTTGGATGGTAGACGCAACATTGCCCGATCTTTCAGGTACTGCAACTCTTACTGCAAAAGAAACTGAGGCAGTAACAAAGAATTTATCAGAAGCAGGTAAACTATTTAAACAAATAGCATCATCGGTACTAAAAGAGATAGAACAAAACAAAGAACTAAACATGATTATTAATGTTTATAATAATAGGAAAGTAAGAGACGGACAAAGAATAACTAATCCTAAATCTCATGCAACAGGGTTAGTAATGTTTGTCAATGATAGATACGCAAAAGAAATAGATAAAAGGTCTTCTGATAAAGGTAAACAAACACAAATTACTAAAAGAGACGAATTATTAAAGTTTTTCTCTAAAGGAAATATTAAAAATCTACAAAAAATATTCGAAATGCAAAATTTTGTAGTGGATAGTAAATTAATTATTATAAATAAACTAAACAAACTTTCTAATATTGGGACGTTTGTGAAGACTAAATCCGGATTTAGAGTAACCAACCCTGAAGGTTTTGTTGCCATAGATCGCATGGAAGGTGGCGCTGTTAAATTAGTTGATAGAATGGAATTTTCTGCCAACAACTTTAGCAAAGATATTATAAAAGGTTGGGATAGCCCTAACTGATTAATGGGATAACCGAGGATAAGATGCAATCATTTAAAGAGTATAGTGATGCCCAAGAGGCATTAACGATGCAGCAGAGGCAAAAAAGGAAGGCCTCCTTTAGAAAAAACAAAGCTAAAATTATGATAGCCCGAAAGAAAGCGGCTAAAAAATTAGCATCTCCTGAAAAATTGAAGCAACGAGCAAATGTTGCAGCACGTAAATTAATTATGAAAAAAATCCTAAAGAATAAAGAAAAATCTGACCTATCTTTTGCTGCACGTGCAGACTTAGAGAAGAAAGTCAGTAAGAAAGCTGGGGCTATAAAAAGAATAGCTAAGAAACTTCTGCCATCAATTAAGAAAGCAGATAGAGCTAAATTAAAGAAGAACGCTAACAAAACTCCAGGACAATAATATGAAACCAGTGATAAGTTTTAATCAATATTTAAAAGAAGAAAAAGGTGAAATTACTTTTGTCTTTGGTCGATTTAATCCACCTACTGTTGGCCATGAAAAACTATTTGATAAACTAAAGAAAGAATCCAGTGGCTCATATAGAATCTACGGTTCTAAATCACAAGACCCTAAAAAGAATCCTCTTAACTTTAAACAAAAAGTTAAATTCCTGCGTAAGATGTTTCCTAAACATGCAAGATCTGTCATGGCTGATAGTGATGTAAGACACGTTATGGATATTGCTGTCAAGTTATACGACCAAGGATATACAACAGTAAATATGGTTGCAGGTTCCGATAGAGTAAAAGAATTTGAAGTACTACTTAACAAGTATAATGGTGTTAAGGCTCGTCATGGGTTCTATGAATTTAAAAATGATATAAAAGTAATTTCAGCAGGCGAAAGAGATCCAGATGCAGAAGGAGTGACAGGGATGTCCGCTTCTAAAATGAGAGCAGCTGCAGCAGAAGGGGATCAGAGAAGTTTTGCAAAAGGTGTACCGAGTGGTTATGATTCTAAAGAACTATTTACTACCGTACGAAAAGCAATGGGTATCAAAGAATCTCCAAAGTTTAGAGAACATGTAGAACTACCTAAAGTCTCAGAGACACGCGAAGAATATATAGAAGGTAATTTATTTTCCGAAGGTGATACAGTTGCATTAAAAGAAACTAATGATGTGGGTACTATTCTAGTATGTGGTACTAATTATCTAGTAGTAGAATTTGGTCAATGGAAGAAAAGAGTTTGGTTAGACCAAGTTGAACTTATAGAAAAGAGTGGCGCTGGTGAAGAAGGAACCGACGAGTTAGTAAAATCCTATAGAAAGGGTGTCCCTGGCCAAAAAGAAGAAAAAGAAAAGAAGAAAAGAACTAAAGCATATCATACAGGGTTAAAGAAGTCCACCTCGGATAAAAGACAAGCACATTTTAATAAAGGCTCAAAAATGGATGATGATAATCCAGCGGCCTATAAACCTGCACCCGGCGATGCAACTGCCAAAACAAAACCATCGAAACACACTAAGAAATATGACAAAATGTTTGGAGAATCTTTACTGTCATTTGAAGACTTTAATATTGATGAAGGTAGTGCAGATGCTGGTTTAAAGAAGAAAGCAGATAAGTCAGGTATGCCTTTAGGTATCTTAAAACAAGTTTATAAAAGAGGTGTTGCCGCATGGCGTACCGGCCATAGACCAGGCACTACTCCACAACAATGGGGATTTGCTAGAGTTAATTCATTTGTAACTAAATCATCAGGAACATGGGGTAAGGCAGACAAAGACCTTGCTGCCAAAGTTAGAGGGTAATATGAAATCATTTAAAGACTTTAATGAATCGGGCCTCTGGGCTAATATTCACAAGAAAAGAAAAGAAGGCCGTCCTATGAGGAAGAAAGGAGCCAAAGGAGCTCCCACTAAACAGGATATTGAAAGATCCAGAAGTGAGTCTAAAATTCAAGAAGGCCCATTGGTAATGAATGATGGCGAAATACTAGATTCTGTTTGGAAAAAAGTAAAACCCGAATTTGAAAAGCTAATGAAAAAAGGTAACCTCGAAATTATTAATAATTTCGCTCGTATAGGGAAGTATAAAATTACTAAAACTAAACAAGCAAAGGGTAGAGCATTTAGGTATGATTTAAATAAATGAATACATTTAAAGAACATTTTGATTTAATGGAAATGTCTGACGCTGAGTTAACACTACATCTTGAATCACTTACCGAAGAACAACTAGATGAAATTCTAGGGTTCTATAAGAAAGTGTATGGTGGTGCCGCTAAATTGGCTGTGAAAGGTGTCAAAGGGGCTGGTAAATTAGCCGCCAAAGGCGCCAAAGCTGGTGCAAAGGCAGCAATTAAAAAGGGTAAAGAAAAGTTTACGGATAAGGGTAAGTTGGCAGCTGCAGAAAAGAAAGCAAAGTCAATGGAAGATAAGAGAAAGACCCGAGAGAAATTAGAAGCGGCCCGAGAGAAAATTAAACAAGAAAAAGAAGCATTGAGAAAGAAAAAAGAAAGTATGCCACCTAATACATTTAAGAAAATGAGACTTGCACTAAAGAAGAAAGTATCTAAAGTAAATGATGCAGAAGACAATTTAAAAGAATCATATTGTCCTATAATGGAAGGTGTTAATGATCCTTCTATTTTTAAAGCAGTATTTCTTGCAGGCGGCCCAGGTTCTGGTAAATCGTTTGTAGTTGGTAAAACTGCTCTAAAAGCATTAGGGTTTAGATTAATTAACTCTGATGATGCTTTTGAAAAAGGATTAAAGAAAGCAGGCCTTACTACTGATCCAGATGATATAGCATCTGCACAAGGACAGGCTGTAAGGGCTAGTGCTAAGACACTCACTGGTAAAATAATGGCCAGAGCTTTAGAAGGTAGAATGGGTATTGTTGTTGATGGTACTGGTAAAGATTATAGCAAAATTAGAAACCAAGTTGATATGCTAAGAGCACTTGGATATGCGGTACATATGATTTTTGTTAATACTGATTTAGAAACGGCAATGAATAGAAATAATAACAGACCACGTTCTTTACCAGATGATATGGTAAGTAAAATGTGGAAAGATGTGCAAAAGAACATTGGTAAATTTCAAGGGCTTTTTAGAAATCGAATGATTGTTATAGATAATTCTATAGGGTCTGATATTGAACGGTCTTCTTTAGAAGCATATAAAGATATAAAAACCTGGGCTGCTAAGGCTCCAGAAAATTCCATTGCAGTTAAATGGATAAAAGGACAGAAAAATGGAAAATAAAGAAAGAGATAAGATAGTAAAGTCATTTAATACTAAATGGAAATACAGAAAAGATAAAGAGCAATACGGCATGGCTGATGCTTGGAAGATAATCTATTCTGAAAATGCAGAAGGTAAACTAGTAGGAGATTGCGAAGACTATGCACTATCTATTCTTTGGAGACTTTCTGGAGAAAGTCATTTAAAAATGTGGTGGTTACTACTAACCCATCAAGCAGGTATCTGTTGTGTTGGACCAAGTAAGTGGAAGATTTCACATGCAGTATTAAGATATAAAGGTGAATGGGTAGATAACTGGACTAAGAAGTTTGGCCCTAAATCTGCTATAGAAAAGAATCATACTTTTCATATCTTTTACGGATATGGTTGGGCATATTTTACTGCTCTTAAAATGGTAATGAGTAAGGTAGTAAGAACTATAAAGGGATTATAATGCATAGTTTTTTAGAACATATAGAAGAACGATTTGGGTTATATGAAGGCCAGCATGTGCCTTTAGACCAACCAATGATTGAAGCTACTAAAGACAAGGATGTTGAACTAAACTCTCCTAAACGGGGTGGTAAGGCTAAATATTATGTATATGTTAAGAATGCAAAGGGGAATGTTATTAAGATTCAATTCGGTGATACTACTGGATTGAGTGCAAAAATTAACGATAGGGATGCTGCACGAAACTTTGCAGCTAGACATCAATGTGCTACTAAGAATGACAAGACAAAAGCCGGATATTGGGCATGTCGTCTTCCTAAGTATGCAAAACAATTAGGATTAAAAGGTGGTGGATCTTACTTTTGGTAAACCGTATTGGGAAGATGCTGATGTACGTCAGTTCGACCCTAGTAAAGAGGACGCGGAGTTCGTTTGGCACCGTGACCATGAGGATCGGGAAATAGAAATTTTAGATGGTGAGGGTTGGCAATTTCAATTACAAGATTGCCTTCCATGGTTGTTAAAGAAAGGTATGGTCTTCGATATTAAGAAAGAAGAATTCCATAGATTAATAAAGGGGGTAACCCCATTAAAATGCAGGGTAATAAAACATGGCAACAGCACAACAGCAGCGAGAAGAGCAGTCCGCGCGTTTAGATAGGATCGAACAAAAAATTGATCAAATGTCTGAAGCAATTATTGCATTGGCCCGTGCTGAAGAAAAAATAATCACCTTAACAGAATTTGGTAAACAACAGGGTGCCCAAATATTAGCTCTTATAAATAGAGTAGACAGGTTGGATGAATTAGTTCGTTCTAATGCTTCAACTGTGAATATAATTAATAAACTATTCTGGATAGTCATTGCTACAACAGCTACAGCTATTACAGGAATGCTTTTCATACAATAGGAGAAATCAAAATGAAAATCAATGATAAAGAAACTCTAAGCATTGCTGCAGCAGTTAGTGATGTACTAGAGGGTAAGAAACCGGTTCAGGAAATGGACCCAAAGAAACACGTTAAAAAGAATCCAGATTCTGGAATGTTCTGTGTATATAATACAGCAGGAAAGAAAGTAAAAGAATTCAAGTCTAAGGAAGAAGCAGAAAAGTATGCTACTGATAACCATGATGACTTAATGAAAGAAGTTGCAGAACCTGTTGCTAAAGGTGAGAAAGAGTTTAAGGCTAAGCACACAGTTAAAAAGTCAGGAATGAAAGACGATGGCACTAACATGAAAGAAGCCTATCACGACGAGAAAGAAGACGAAAAGAAAGATGTCAAGAAAGAAGGTAATAAGTTTACCATGGCTCTTAATGCTGCTCGTAAGAACGGCGATGACACATTTGTTGTATCTGGTAAGAAGTACAAAGTCGAAGACTATGATGATAAAGACGATAAAGACAAAGAAGAAGTCGAAGAAGCCAAGTCTAAGTTTCCAAAATCTTTAGTCAAGAAGGCATCAGAACTTGCTCTTAAAATGGGTGGTAATATGACTGGAGCTGCAAAGAAAATTGAAAAGATGAAGAAAGGTCTTTCAGATGATCCTGAAGTAAGAGCGGCATTACAACTTGCCAATGAAGAAGTAAATGAAGACGTAGTTGAAGAAGCTCATAAGATGAATGAAGCTGAAGATAATAAAGCTAAGTATAAAGCATTCTTTGATAAGGCTCTTAAAAAGTTTGGAGTTGATTCGCCTGCTGAATTAAAGGGTGAGAAGAAAAAGGAATTCTTTGACTATGTAGATAAGAACTATAACTCAGAAGATGAGCCAGGTAAAGACGGAGTTAATGAAGTCTTGGGATTTGTTAAAAAGGCCGTTGATAAAATTAAAGGCAAGCCTGATACTAGTTTTGATCCAACCAAGGTCGCAAAGAAAAATGATGGTTCTAATGATCCAGCACAAATTCTTCAGGATAAAATAGACGAGTTGGAAGCTAAAATGAAAGGTTATGCGAAAAAAGAAAAAGATGCTGAGAGTGATGAAAAGGCTGATTACTGGGTCGAGCTCCTTAATAAAGCTTCTGACAAAGTAGTTGCTCTGAAAAAACAAATGAAAGAGGTTAGATAACAATGAAAACTTTTAAACAGTTTAGACAGTTATTTGAACAACCGTCAACTGTAATTACATTTGCTGTGCCTTTTCAATTATTTAATAAGGCCGGTAAATCATTTACCTTTGATCTATCTAAAGACTGGAATGTAAGTTCCGTTGCATCTTCTAATGATAGACACATTGCTATAGCAGGAGAACGTAAAGACCTACAGAAATTGTTAAAAGGTCATCCTATGTTAAAAGGTAAGGTAGACGCTGCAGCAATTATGCAAGGTGCGGTTAAGTTTACAGGTAAGGAAAAGTTCGGCAGAGGCAAGGGTAAAAACTTCTCTAACTAAACGGTTATATATAATATATGATGAAAATATTTGATACCTTAAATAGGAAAAATTTTGAGCTCTATGCGGCACAGAATTATAATAATCCTGAATGTATAGACATAGGCGAATTTAAGGAGGACTTGGCTAGATTTAAATATCTTAAAAGGCTCCTTAGACGCTACGAAGTAAATGATGAGTTACAAGAAAGATTGGTTTTAAATCATCTAATAGTATTATATAATGTGTTTGGTATCGAAGCAGCTAATAAAATGATCTGGTATAAAATAGAACCAGAACATTGGACATATATAAAACCATTTCTGGTATTTTTAAATTATCTACCAGAAGATGAACAAGTAGGGGTTCCACTAGATCCATATATAGTGGAAGTATTAAGGAAAATTTAATGGGTGTAGTATCACGTACAGCAGATTTATTTTACGCCTTTAGGTTTCTAAAGTTATTAGTAACGCCGTGGGATAAAACAGGTGCATACGAACAGGGTATTATTGATGAGAATGGTAAGAATCTCAAGAAGGCAAGAGACTTAACAACTGGCCAAGAAAAAGAAGTTTATACAGTATTTCATAGGTTAGTTTTTAATCTTAAAAGATTGTTGATGAAAGTACCATTCGGTAAAACAAAGTTAGCTTCTTATGCTGCAGCTTTGTTCTTAATTAAAGAAAATACTAATCTAACAGAAGATGAAATTAGGGAAGTATTAGACGAAGTTTTAAATGACTTGGATGAATCACTTAATGAGAGTGTATTCTTTATTAAAGATGATGTAATTAATCCAGGTAGGTATAAATTAATTAATGAAATGGCTAGTAATAAAACAGGAGAGATAATTGCTTTCCCAGGCCAAGAAGTTATAGTAACACTTCATAGTAAACCAGTGGACTATATGTTTAACACTGGCATATATGAGGTAACACATTCTCTAACCAATCAGAAATTATATATAAGTAGTGGAGACATAAAGAAATGAAAAAATTTAATGACATGTGGGAAGATGCCGCTGCCAACTCAGTAGGAGCTGGTGGTGTTGATATGCCGGCAGATGTCCAACAAGATAAAAAGAAAAAGAATAAATCGCCACAGTATGATGGGCGTACTAAAGAAGGCAGAAAGTTTGTTGAAAAGATGCTAGCTAGAAGAAAGGCTAAAGAAATTAATGCCTCTAAACAGAATATGGCATCAGTTGCCATGAAAGAAGAAAGTGTAGATGAAGACTTGAAAGAAAAGGCAGATCCTGATACAATTGCTATGATTAAAGCTAACCCAAAAATGAAAGATAAAGTACTTAAAAGTTTGAATCCAAGAGCGCGTAGAGAAGTAATAAAAGCACTTGGAGAAGAAAGTGTAGATAAAGAACTCGTAGGAGAGGCCATGACAGATAAAGAAAAGAAGAAAAGACTTGCAATGATTAAGAAATCTGTTGAGAGAATCAATTCTAAAAATGCAGATAAAGCAAAAAAAGATGCTCTTAGAATGAT